AACTGCAAAGTAACAACAGCATCAATAGTGGCTGCTGAAGTAGTTGCGATTCCAATTTCTAAACTGTTTCCAGATACAACGCTTAGGTTGGTATCATAGGTGATAGAGTTACCTGCTGCGCCAGATGTTAAAATGCTGAAAGCTTGACCTGCAAATACTGCAGATCCATCTCTAAGCGAATTTCCAGAGAGCTGACACATAGGAACAAACTCCTCTGCGGCATCAGCGCTTAAACTGATTGTTATTTGTTTTACTGAACTGACGTTAGACGGGACAGTGAACGAACTTGATACGCTAGAAGCGCCAAGGTTATCCATAGCTGAAAACACTCCAGCCGTGGTCGTTAGTTGTGTTTCTGATCTACTTATTACGATTGACATATTTATTTATCTCTCTATAACCTAAAGTATAGCTTTGAGCCCCCAAGTTTCAACATAGGGAACTGACGACGTGCAAATGCACCAGCAGCAGCAACTAACCCAGCAGTCACTAAAGTTTTACGTCCTCCATCGCTTGTAATTAAGTTAACAGAATTTGAAGCTAGTGTATTTGCAGCCTTACCTAGTTCACCGTCAGTAATATCTTTTAGAACTCCATCAGTCATTGACGTTGAAGTTGTAAATCCAGTTCTAGTAGTAACAGATTTACCAGCGTTGAGGTATGCAGCTATTGCAAGTCCTGATGCCATACCAGTAACACTAGGGTGGGGGATTGTTCGTTTTGCCATTTTTCTAACTCCTTTTGATTTAGTACTGCGAGTTGATCGCTTAGGTTTCGATTGTGAGCGAGACCTTGCAGCCTGATAACGAGCTTTAGAGATAAGTTTGTTATCCGAGAAATACATCATCCTACCGTTTTTTGCCCTTTTCGCTCGCAGTACCATACATCTGTATAGCTAAAACCATTATATAATATTATACTCTTTCCATTTCACTTATATAACCATCCTTTACTTAAGAAAATGTGAGCGAGAACTTACTAGCGGGTTTTCAAAAGACCCCAAGCTTTGCAATATACGATGGCGAAAGCGCCAACGTAAGGTTTACAGGTAAACTAGATCCTTCCTTTACCAAAGAGGATAAAAATGGTATTATACATGAATATCTAGGTATAGAAGTATTTCTAATATCTCATAGTAATGAAATGTATAAACATAGGCATGAATCTGTATTAATGCTACGTACTGGTAGAACTTCAACGTTAGCCAAATGGGCTAATGACCCTGAAGGGGGTATTAAAAGCGTAAATCCTGATATAGTCTTTAAAGCGTTTAACAGTGCCAAATTAGGTTTTGACCTTAGAGTGGAGTCAATGAAATAATGGCTTTAGAGCTAAAAGGGATGGATGGTAAATGGTATAGCCATGCAAGCGTTGACATATTGCGAAAGCATAGGGGTGAAAGGGACCAGTCTAATGTATTAAATGAGTTACTTGCTAGTATAGGCAATGAACTAGAAGACATCAACGCGCTCCTTAAACGTGAGTTAAGGGAATAGGTAGGTTAGGGTATGGATTTAGTAGCTACAATGCCTAAAAAGTGTGTCAGAGTGCGTTATTTGCGTATTCCTAGACCCTTTTGGAGTGTTGTAGTTGCGACCTTGTCCGCACTCCCTGCGTTTTGCAGCATCGGTAAAAATTTACTTGCAGCAGCTTGCACGTACCAAGGTTGTCCAGCAAGATCCTTTGTCATTTCTGAAAGCATTGATAAATTAGAACCTTCTTCAGTTTTACCAATAGCTTGGGCTGCATTGCCCATTGCACCAGCCCAAAACTTTTGAGCTGCTTCTTTTGCTCTAGGTAGCATAAATTCTTCAAAATCTTGAAGGGTTGTCTTTCTTATTTCTTTTACAATTACCTCTAATGCTGTTACTAATGTTTCATCTGATTCATCACTTAACAGCCATGATTCTAATTTTTTTTGACTTTTTAAAGGGATCCAATACGTATAAATTGCCAGATATAATAAAAACGATAAGACCCATATTATTGCAAATGTGGAATCGTTCATTAATCTATGAACCTCTTAATTAATTCACCAATATATTTCTGAGTATATCCTTTTCGAACCATACAGCCAGTAATGTATATTCCTTTACTCAATCTATTTTGCAAATAACTTGGAGTGTCTCTAAAAAAACCAGCAATACAATCCTGAAAGTCACCTACTGCTTTCGTTTCGTCAATACCTTCAGGAATAATATCTTCTTTAACCTCTGAAACTATTTCGTTAACTGCTTCTTCAACTTCTTTCTTTACCTTATCAGGAATATCTCTTACTGCTTCTAATAATCCAAGCAATAGAGTTGCTGCATCATCTACGTAATCATACATAGAAGCTAGAACAACACCTTTAGGTAGATTAAGTTCTACTGTTGGGATAACTTCAGCTATTGCGATCAACCTTCCTAAAGCTTGAGCTCTTTTGTCAATGTTAACGAAACCATACCACATACCAGCTTGAATAAACGGACCTACTATAGGCATACCAATTTTAGCCACTTCCATCCAGTCAATATCTAAAGGCTTTTGTTTCATATCATACTCGTTTCTTTACCAGTAAGATAAATTAATAATAATCTAATTAGGATCTGTTCTACAGTTCTTTTATTGTTTAACCATGCAGGGAACTCTATACTATAGATGTTAGTGCTCATACAACTCGCAAGTATGCAAACTCTATAATTGATTCTCCACCACTGCCGTTAGTAATCTTAAATTGTAGGTTTTTTTGGCCTGCTAATACTCCCTGTATGCTAAGTATATTCCAAGTATTATCTTGCAACGCCTCACTAGTATCATTAAACAATTGCGAAAGCGATCCTATATTTCCATCAGTTCCTTTTAGAGAACTAGCGGCATTAAGTGGGGTTAAACCTCCAAACGTATTAGTTCCTAATCCCATAACCGCTTGAATAGCAAAAGTGCTGCCACTACTATTCTTAATTGCAATAAATATATCACTAAAACCAGTCATGTCAATTTTACTAAAGGTTTCATCTACGGGGAATAATTCGCTAGCTCCATTAGGAATCGTATGAGTTGTAAACCCTCTGAATAATATATCTGATGATTGAACACCGGACCAAATACCTGTATCCTTATCAATAGATCCAACGTTTAAAGCTGGTACTACATTCTGGTCTATTCTTACGTGAGAGTCTACTGCTGATGTTATGAGTCCATCTTCAGTTTCTCTACTCCATGGAGCGTATTCTTTATCGGCCATTATTCGAACTGCAAAGTAACAACAGCATCAATAGTGGCTGCTGAAGTAGTTGCGATTCCAATTTCTAAACTGTTTCCAGATACAACGCTTAGGTTGGTATCATAGGTGATAGAGTTACCTGCTGCGCCAGATGTTAAAATGCTGAAAGCT